ATTTGTCGTTATACATGATCCTCTTTGTTCAACAGATATGATGTCTAATCAGAGATATTTCGCCGAGGTGATGAAAATGGTTGACTCTGCACCATACACTGTGAACATGGCTGTTGCTGAATTAAAAGGAAATGTCCCAATGATGTCCGAGTTTTTGGTTATCACTTCAAATGTTGCACCAAACACTCCACAGTTGACAAATTGCCAGGTTGATCCAGAAGCTTACCTCAGACGTTTGCATATCAGAGCAGAAGTCATTTTGAATCCCAAATATCACACTCCAAACGGAAAGAAAATCAATCCGTACCTCATTCAAGCCGAAAAGCCTGCTGATGGTGAATGGTGTGGTTTTCCTGATGATGTATTTACATTTAGAATGGGAGGAACTGACGTTATGTCTCTCAAGGAATTTTTGGAATTGTGTCTTGCAACATATACGGCCAACAATGCAAGTGAAAGTCAATTGAATGATGCTATCAGTTCATGGAATGTTCAAATGTTTGACGAAGAAGATGTACCGAGAGGATCAACAACATCGATCTACACTGATGCTGCAAATGATATTGAAGAAGTTTCCACCATTCATCGTGGTCCACCATTCCTAGGAGAAAGTTCAATTGTCAGAAAAATTGATTCATTTGCACATCCGTTTATGGAAATGTCTGGAGAAGTTCTTGATATGGAAGAATTCATCAAAGAATTAACAATTCCTGGGCAAATAACATCTGTGTATGTCCATGAAAGTGGACCGCGTCCTCTCAAAGGCGTTCAAGGAATAAGAACTTTTCCAATACCTGAACAGTATATTGGACGTTATCCGGAATACATCTATGAAAATATCAATGAAAATGATTTCCTTGTCCCACAAGATTGGTTTTCAACAACTCATTGTGCAGATTTTCGCACAATAAAATTGATGAAAAGAAGGTTTCCAGTAATTGAAAATGACAGGAAAAGAGTCAGAAGTATTTGTCAGTGTACAGCAATGCACTACTTGCGGAGAACTTTCTCTGTCACAGGTTTGAGTTTCAGTGAAGCTTTGAAATTCCAATGTTCAGTTCATCATAAGAAATTTTGCAAAAGAATATGTGATGGTGGATTTGAAACGAATTCTCAGAATGATTTATATCTTGATACAATTGAAGAGATTCGTGAATGTATGTATGAGGAAACTGAACAAAGACGACAAGAACAACTGACTTGGATTCAAAGAATGAAAGAAAAATATTCAAAACTTGTGTCGGATGCCGAAGCTGTCTGGAACACTCCCATTTACAAATTCACCAGAATGGTATTGAAGTTGTTAGCCTCCATAGTCTTTTGGACTGTGCTTTTTAAGCTGATGAATCATATGATCTGGAAAGGAGCCCAAAAAGTTGCTGGAATATTTACGAAGCCAAAAGAAGAAGACCTACCAACTCAAGGCAAACATTCAAGTGGAGTCAATCCAGAAATAGCAAAAAGATCTGTTAGAACAAACAAAGTCCTGAGAGGTGTTACTTTGAGAAAGCCGAATATGGAAAATCACGCGTTTGATATGACTGATCCAGTCGTTAAAAATGTGAACAGAAATACGTGTATCCTGACATTCCAAATCTTGGTGGATGATGAAATTCACCGAGCGAAGATCTTTGGATTTTCACCAGGAAAAGATCTCATTGTATTTCCAAGCCATGTCTTGCTAAGACATGAAGGTGAACTCTTGAGTGTTGACGTTTGTTTTTTCAATACAACGCCGATACGGTTTATGTCAAATCAGCTTGAATGTTATCGTCTAACGAGAAATCATACTTGGAGAAATGTAGAAGACTTTAATGACGACGATGACAATGTGGTTGACATAGCTGCGATGCGTATACCTGGAAAATTTAATCGTGCCAAAATATCGCAACACTTTATGTCGAGAGAAGAAAAAAGAACGATTGTGAAAGTTGCTGCTATCGGTTTGAGATCTTCCATTCCTGATGTGAGAAATGGGATTGTCAATGCAATGACAATGGTCAAGCGAACATTCGATGTACCACATTCTGAACGCCACACTTATGCTTATGAAGGATATATTATTGATGGACTTGGATTTCAAAATGGAGATTGTGGAATTTTGGTTGAGCATGACTGTAGTTCAATTAGTGGTAGATATCTTGGCTTCCATGTTGCAGGAAAGGAGAATTTGGCATATGTTATCAAGATCCCAAGAGAAGACTTGGAAGAATTGGTTGCTTTATCTGATGAACCTGTGTTGTCAGTCCAGTCGAGTTATGAAGAATTTGTTCCGGACAGATTGGCTGATGAACAGAAACTCCCGAAATTACATTTTATCGGGAAATTACCACCGAAAGAATCAGTACAGCTGCCTCGAAGAAATAAACTCCATCCTTCTCCCATTTCGAACCAAATCGAAGACAATTTTGGTCCTGCAACAACTGCACCATCGATCGTTTTTGAACCGTCGTATGGTGTTTTTCACACTGCATTGGCAAAGCAAGGAAATTCCACTGGTGGATTTGACACCGACCTCATGTTGCAAATAAGAGGTGAAATGGTTAAAGAGTATTCCAAACTCCAAGATCGGATGATTTTGCGACCATTAGAAGAAGATGAAATTGTGAATGGAATTCCTCCTTGCTATGGGCCAATTGATATCAA